AGCTGGAACTGAACACCCGCAGGAGCCAACTTGCCCGATAGTATCCTCCCGGAACCGGAACCGACGCCGGCCCCGCTCGACTTCTCGATCGAGGGCGGCCTCCAGCGCAACCAGCAGTACCGCGGTCCGATCGGTTCCGCGCAGGACGCCGCGAAGGACGGGTCCTGGTTCGACCTCGGGGACATCGCCGCGGCCCCCTTCCGTGGCGCCGTCGACGCCGTCCACGGGATCTACGGACTCGCGGACACCCTGACCGGTGACGCGCTCCCCGACTGGGAGAGCCCGCTCGGCCACTCGCACACGTTCCTCGGGTCGGCCCTCGAAGGCATCGCCCAGTTCTCCGTCGGCTTCCTCCCGCTCGGCGGGGTCGGCAGCTTCGCCGGTCTCCTTCCCGAGCTCGGCGAGGGCGCGGGCCTCCTGGCGAACGTCGGTCGCGCGGCGGCCGGCGCGGGCATCACGGCGTTCACCGCGTTCGAGGGGCACGACAAGCGCCTCTCGGACCTGATCCAGTCCGTGCCCGCCCTCCAGAACCCGATCACCGCCTTCCTCAAGTCGGACGAGACGGACTCGGAGCTCTGGGGTCGCCTCAAGAACGGCCTGGAGCAGGCGGGCCTCGCGGCCGCGATCGAGCCCCTCTTCTACGGCCTCAAGGCCTACAAGGCCAAGCAGGCCGCCGCGAAGGCCGACGGGGCCGTCGCCGAGGACGTCGCGAAGGCGGGCGCCGAGCACAACGACGGGATCCAGCGGGGCCTCAAGGGCCTCGACGAGGGCACGCCCGCCACCCCCCCGGACACCCTCGGACCCCCGTCCACCACGGGATCCCCGGCCGCCACCGCCGGCGAGGCCACCGCCGACCTCCCGGGCGCCGACCCGGCCGTGCCGGTCCAGCGGGCCCCGAAGACCCCCGAGGGCGCGGCGAAGGTCGAGGAAGGCCCGCCGGTCGAGCAGAAGCCCCTGGGCGCCCCGCCGATCGACGCGAGCCCGGCCGAGCGCCAGAACTGGGGCCTCCGGACCCTCGGGTTCGACGAGGACGCCGTGAAGGGCCTGGTCGCCCGCATGGGCGAGAAGGAGGCCGCCGCGCCGCACCTCTTCACCCCCGAGGGCGCCGAGTTCGGCCCGAACGTCCGCACGACCCCGGAGACCGACAAGCTCCTCGCGGGTATCAGCGAGCGGGACATCAACCTCACGGCGTTCAAGAACAAGGACGGCGTGCCGGTCCTCCTGTCGGCCATGAGCGAGGCGATCCTCCCGGCGATCCGGAAGGACTTCTCCGCCCTCGACCCGCACACGATCGCGAAGATGAACCAGGAGGCCTTCCAGCAGGTCGGTGAGATCGTCGGCCAGACGCCCGAGCGCGTCCAGGAGGCGATGCTCCGCCGCGTCCACGCCGGCGTCGACCAGATCGCCGAGCTCGGCGCGACCGCGCGGGCCAGCAAGACCCTGCTCGACATCGTCGCGCGGAAGAACGTCGACCACCTCGGGTACGTCCAGCAGCTGTTCGACAAGGCGCCGGGCGTGACCGGCAACCTCGACCTGGAGCTCGTACGCGCGGACTACAACCTCCGGTACCACGCGGCCCTCCAACTCGGCGTGCAGGGCATGTACTCCGAGCTCGGCCGCGCGCTCCGCGGCGCCCAGGACATCACCACCGGCCTGTCGATGGGGGACTTCCTCGCGAAGGCCTCCGAGGCGGGCGGGATGGCGAACCGGCTCCCCGAGTTCGACGCGGCCCTCGCCTCGAACCCGAAGGCCCTCGCGGCCCAGGTCAACGCCCTCGGTGGCCGGGACTTCCTGATGGGCCAGATGGCGAAGATGAAGCTCGCCTACGCCGACGGGAACACGGCCGCGCTGTCGAAGCTCGCCCGGATGACGGCGGCCGCGAAGGTCGCCGCGATGACGAAGGAGTTCTGGATCTCCGCGCTCCTCGGCTCCCCGAAGACGATCCTCACGAACATCCTGTCCCAGACGGGCAACAGCATCTACGGGCCCTACGAGAAAATGATGGGCTCGCAACTCGTGAAGGGGTACAACGGCCTCCGCGGGAACGCGATCGAAGCCGCGGCCCAGGAGCCGGTCATGCGCGCCGCGATGGCTCAGGCCACCGAGAACGCGCACTCGATCCCGGACCTCCTCAAGCTCGGGAAGCTCGCGACCGAGCAGGACATGGCGATCCGCGGAACGGGCAACGCCCTGCTCGACCCGGCGCAGCGCCAGGCCGCGATCACCGCCCAGAACCTCGGCATGGACCCGAACAGCGTCGGCGGGAAGGTCGTCGACTTCCTCGCGAACGCCCTCCGCCTGCCGACGAAGATCCTCGGCCGATCCGACCAGGTCATCACGCAGATCAACGCCCGGACCTACGCGAAGTCCTGGCTCCGCGAGGAGGCCCTGTCGAAGGGCATCCCGATCGCCGAGCACGACGCCTACATCGCCGGACGGATGGACCAGATCACGACCGGGCACCAGTTCAAGACCGTCGAGGCCGTGACGCAGCAGGCCTACGAAGAGGCGGCCGCGCACGGGCTCACCGACCCGAAGCAGATCGCCGACTACGCCGGGCGCCGGATCAACACGCTCTTCCCGGTGAACGACCAGGGCCTCGTCGAGCGGGCGATCTCCTACGCGCGCGACCGGAACTTCACGACGCCCGCCGAGCCCAACTCGATCTCCTGGTTCCTCCAGCGCATGTCGGCCCAGCACCCGATGATGACGGCGATCATGCCCTTCATCAACACGCCGATCAACCTGCTCAAGTGGACCGGCCAGCGCCTCGACGCCTACGGGCTCGCGAGCTACATGGTCGGCAAGGACCACGGGATCTTCGAGACGGGCGCCGTGAACCGCGACGGCACGATCGCCGTCACGAAGAACCGCTTCCTCCGTGAAATGCTCTCCGGCGACCCCGAGCAGAAGGCGAACGCCGTCGGGCGCCTGGCGACGGGCGCGGGCCTCGCGACGCTCGCGGCCACCGCGGCGTACAACGGCCTCATCACCGGACGCGGGCCCGAGGACCCGAACGAGCGCAAGGCGTGGCTCGCCGCCGGCAACCTCCCCTACGCCGTGAAGACGAGCGCCGGGCACGTCCAGTTCTCCCGCCTCGACCCGGTCGCCACGATGTTCGGCGCCGCCGCTGACGTCATGGACACGATCCGGCACATGCACGAGGAGGACCAGCCGTTCGCGAAGAGCCTGATGCACGGCCTCGGGATCGCATTCGCGAACAACATCACGCAGAAGTCGTACCTCACCGGGATCCAGAAGATCACGGAGGTCCTGACCGACCCGGACAAGAACATGGGGAACTACCTCCAGTCCTTCGCCGGCTCCTTCGTCCCGAACACCCTGAACGCCGCCGTCGGTCCCGCGGGCGACGACTACACCCGGGAGATCGGCGGCATGGTCGACGCCGTGCGCGCGCGCATCCCCGGCCTGTCGACGGCCCTCCCGCCGCAGCGCAACCTCATCGGGGAGCCGATCCAACGCACGACCGCCGTCGGCTCGAACGTGAACCGGTGGGCGGACTTCCTGCTCCCGGTCGCCTTCAAGCAGACCTCGGACGACGTCGTCACGAACGAGCTCGGCCGGCTCGCGTACCCCTTCTCCCCGCTCTCGAAGACCGTCAACGGGCAGGACCTGACGCAGGTCCCGGCCGGCGCGACGAACGCCTACGACCGCTGGGGCGAGCTCACGGGCACGGTGCGCCTCGGCGGGGACACGCTCCGCGAGAAGCTCCGCCGCCTCATCGGGTCCCGGCAGTACCAGGCGCTGGAGCCGGACATCGTCGACAAGAAGCTGTCCCCCCGCGCGGACCTCATCAACAGCGCGATCCACGACTACCGCGCGGCGGCCTTCGAGCAACTCCAGAAGGAGAACCCGAAGCTGCGCGCCTACAACCAGACGTTCGTGAACAACCGACAGCGCCTCCGGTACGGGCTCCAACCGAGCATCCTGCCGACGGTGACGGGAGAGTAGAATGACCGACAAGAACGACATCTTCGGCGAGCTCCACACGGTCCTCGCGACCGAGCTCCTCGCGCGCCTAACGAAGGGCGCCTGCCAGCATTGCGGGCGGAACGCGGCCACGGTCCAGGAGCTCGAAGCCGTGCGGAAGCTCCTCTCGGATAACGGGATCACGGACGGCCTCCGGACGACGAGCCCGCTGCGGTCGATCGTGGAGCACATGCCGTTCGGCGACGGGGACCCGGACGCCAATCTCGACCGCCCGGCGAAGGGCGTCGCCTAGTGCGCTGGCCGTCGGTCACGCCCACGACGATCTCCCTCTTCAAGGAGAACCCGGGGTTCAAGGACTTCCGGAACTACCTGGCTTACGTATGGAAGGCGCTCGGCCACCCGGCGCCGACGCCCGTCCAGAACGAGATCGCCTGGACTCTCCAGCACGGCCCGCAGCACCTCGTCATCGAGGGGTTCCGCGGGGTCGCGAAGACGTGGATCACGGCGACGTTCGGGACGTGGACCC